GTCTGAATTAGCTGGGGCATTATCAGCAAATGTGCGGACATACTGCCTTGCCATTGGATTTTCAGCAGGGCTGCATTCTACTGGGAGACACGCGTTAGAAGACACCAAGGTGTCCGCAGACCACATTTCCTCCAGCAATGCTTGCCTCGAAACAGGTGTTAATGCATCGGCACGATACAAGAAGGCCATTGATACAGTCCCCATTGCTGTGTTTGTTCCAGTACTCAATGCTACTGATGAGGTCGATTTATATTCGATTACCAACCCTTTAAATTGATATTCTTGAAAATTAGCAGCAACCACTGACAACCAAGCAAACATTGAAGGATTGCCAGGGTTGCAAGAATAAGTAGTGCTAATTTCATTTGCAGTAACATTAGCTAGAAATTCCCTATGTCTGATACGGATGGATTCGCTTGATCCACCCATTGATGGGACTTGTTGCTCGGTGTCCCAAAGTACGTTCTGTTTCATTCTATAGGCGCCACTGCCGAATATCTTCGGTATGACACCCCCAGTAAGATAAGAACCAGCAAGATTGCCAGCAGTGCGCAGTAACGTACTACCAAGATTGCCACTTGGCTTTTTAGAAGGTCTATTAACCTTGAGTTTGATGATCTGTTGTTCGAGCTTATTGATTCGCTCTGAGCTTCCATTTTTATATTTTGGCGTTACCGCCTTGCGAGCTTTATTAGCTTGTTTAACCATTGTATTGGGTCCATCATGGTCAAATGGACTGTTCATCTCAAGCTTCCCGTAGGATGGATCCGTGCAGTCTCTCGGCGTTCTGTTTAGCACGTAAATATTTACTCGTCATAGACGAAACGTTTTGGTCCGTTTAAAGCAAGAAACCCAATCAAATAAAAACCTAACAAAAATTATATAAAGATTAATCAGAAGAACGAGGGATCCGAAATATCCCCATCGCGAAATTTTGGTACATTATGTTTAAGTTTCCTAGAACTATATTCATTTTCCTTGGATTGTTGGACATCTGAATCAATATTGAATGCTAACCTAAATGATTCTCTAGTGGACGGATGTACTTCGCACCATTTCCTATCCATTCTTTTAGCCATCATCATCATTCCAGATTCCAAGGTTATATTTGTCTTCAATGTACCATGTTTTGATAAACACCCATAAAACGCTTGCCATATAGGAATACCCCCAGTAAGTGACATTCCACCAAGTCCAAGTACACCGATATACCCTCGAAACGCATTCTCAGCGTTAAGCGGTATAATTGAAATTGAATCTTTAATTAAGGCGGTGTGGGGGTTCCTTACCATGACATAACCAGAAGGGGTCCATACAGGTTGGGTTTGGCAAAATGAGATCTTCTCAATAATATACACAGGTTCCTCTATTTTCATATTGAATCCCATGCTATAAAACCACTCATGCAACTGATTCCTTATTCGCGGAAGATTTTCTGTTTCAGTGATTATGACCGAATCATCTCCATTATTGCAGCATTCGTAGTTAGAGATTCCAATAGTATCCATAAATGACCACACCAGAGCACTCATCAATAAACAGTTGCCCAAAGCCGTGTTCATATCACCACTTCCCCTACACCCATTAACCCTATAGCGAACAACACCGTCACCGACCCTACCAACCCCAGTATTAACCAATTGCATTCTCAACATCCATTTCAAATAAGGATCATTCATATAAATGTAGTTGTAAACACTATGTTCCCATTCCAAGGCTGGTATACTAACATGTTGGTCAAATCGGCTCGCATCTAACGATATTGCCACTGGCTTGCGAAATTTGGTCCATTTTTCGTAAACTTTACTTCCGGATTCAGAGGCATTTAAGCCCTTGAATATTGTTGTGTTTCCAAACACTCTCGCGATTGCTTTATAAATAATTTTTTCAATCGGTCTTAAATATCTCCCAGTTTCCACTCGATAACGCGCATCACGTGGTTGTATGAGGCGGGGAACGGGTGATGCCTTATTGGTGGCATCTATTTTCTCAAATTTTATAAAAGCGGTTATAATTGAATCTTTAGCACTTAACCCCTCGGCCTCAAGGGACAGTGCAGCCTTTTCATAAACTATCCTCCTTCGATCTTTATATGACTCCACAAATTCATGTCTTGTCATCGGGATGGAAGTTGGTAAGTTACGCTTCAGCTTGGTCAAGAAGATCTTCATATTCGCATTAAAATTTTTGATATCTGGTTGTGGAGGTCGGGTGAATTCACCATTCTCACCCTTAACGTAAAAGACTCTCTCCAACACAGCCCGTTCCAAATTAATCAAGTTAGCATTATGGACGATATAAGGAACATACTTTCCAAATCCAGTAATCATATGTACTAGTCGTTCCTTTGGTAACCCACCCTGTGGTTTGACGTGCAGGTATTCCTTAGCCGTGAACAAGTCTTCCTCAACTCTAGCAATGGACTTGTCACAGTTTAGGCCACGCCTCGCCACAAGGCAGCCCTATTGTAAGGGATTTATGGACCTGGTCCATCCTAGTATGGACCACCAGGTAGCGTCGTTATTCTGATGGGCATTACAATTAGCCCACGATGCTAGCAATTTCTTTGCTTCAACATCACTATCAAGAGGTACGAAGACCAACATCATGCATAACGTATTACTTTTAGCAATATGCGTTGGTCTCATACCCCTATCAGCCATCTTATCTGATACCATTCTCTTCACCATCAACATATTTGATTCAGTGAGTTGCAACAACCCCTTCTCAGCCTTAATCATTAACGCAATCTCAATAATGCAAGTATTTCTAATTCGCTTATCATACGTAGCATTAGTTGTTAAAAATGCTGAATAGTTGTCCTCTTCGGGTCCCAGGGTCTGTGTTGAGCCAGACCTAGTTGATTTGGTACCATGTCTTACGACAGGTGATGCTTCCCTGGTTACAATGCCCTTCGTCCCAGTCTGAAAACCTACGGTACGAAGGCTTACTGAAGTTTGTACAGTTTTGTTCTTCCCTACTCCAACTTCAGTCCCATAGATATGGTCAATAGCGATCTTAGATCTCCCATTAGTTTGCGTTTCAGAACACACGCGATTAAGAGTCACATCATAAGGTAATGGTCCTTCTAGCTCCTCACCAGGGTAATCCATACTAAGAGGACTGGTATTGGGATCTAGAGAGCATCCATCCTTACAAGGCATAGTCACTCTATTACTAACGCATTTGTCTATAAGCACTTCTCCAACATAAGTCGGCGGATCTATAGTATCACCACAATAGCTTAAGGCATTGTCTTCACGGACCCCTTCTGTAGGTCCGGGGATAAAAAACATTGAACCCCTAGGCTCAATGGTAGGAGCACCCGTTAAAGTGCTAGGGCACAACTTGGGTGAGCCTTTTTTCTTACTAAGTTTCGGTAAGAAAATGGAGTCATATCTATTCATATCGATGATCAGTCGATTAAATTCCATATCCTCCCTATAAGTGAGTGATCGTTTAAACGTTCGAAAAACATAGCGTGTTATCATAGCAGCCATCGCAACGCACCCGACACCAACAGTGATTTCAGCCATAGTATAAGTATGAACAGTAATGCGGCACAGATACTACAACTTAATCATGAATTGCTTTATTTTTCCAGTGCATTAGCTAGCACGGGGCATTTTTATGTCGAGTCTAGACAGCCACATCGTGGACTTTCCAACTTGTTTTCCCCCTTTCTACTTCGATAATAGTGATGGATGCACTACATCTCGGTCCAGGGTAGCCCACCAGGAATATTAATTTCTATCGTCCAACAGAGCTGGAATCCACCAGATGCGGGTATTAACCTCAGTGCGCGGGCGCTCGTCC